GCCGGTCTGGTGGGCCCTGGAGAATCCCGTCGGCAGGCTTCGTCGGTATCTCGGCCAGCCCGCCATGACGTTCCAGCCGTGTGATTATGGCGACCCGTACACGAAGCGGACGCAGTTGTGGGGCAGGTTCCGCACGCCTGCGTGGTGTACGGTCAAGCCCACCGAGGGGTCGAAGATGCACCTGATGTCTCCCGGCCCTGAGCGTGCGAAGTTGAGATCAGTCACACCGCCTGGATTTTCCCGCGCGTTCTTTGAGGCGAACCCCTGAACATGAATGCGCCCGGACACGTGTCCACGCGCACTACATTGGTTCGAATTGCGGTCACGGCTGGACACCTGTCCACGAGTCAGCGGCCTGGGCCTGGAAACTTCTCGTACTTCAGGTCCATCAGCGTGACTTCAAGAAGTCCGATGCACGTCGTCCGGCCGCCGTACCACCAGATCCGGTGCTGCTCCCTGTTTTCCATCTTGTCGGAATCGCCACGAACTTGCTCCAGGACCACCAGCACGTAGCAGTCCGCGCGGTCACGGAGGGCCATCGCCAGTTCCTCGGTGGTCGCGTACTCAAGGGCTTCCACACCTGGGCGCCGCTGTTTCGCCATCAGATGACTTTGACCTGGAGTTCCGCGAGTGCGGGGAGCCCGGCTGCATCGGCGTAGGCCACGAGGACCCCGACCAGGATCTCGTCACAGCCGTTGAGGTCCCAGGCGTGGACCGTCGCGCTGACCTCGGTGTACTTGTTGGTCCCGTCCTGGACGTCAGTGGCGGTGGCCGTGGTCATGATGGCCGAGGTGGACCCGGCTTTGTTGAGAAGCCGCTCCCACGCCGATCCGCCGTCGGTGTCGTCGCCGGTCTTGCCGAACACGACGATGGTGGGGTCGGCATCGGGGGTATCCCCGTCGTCGTACTTCAGGCGGGCCCGCAGGGTGGTTCCGGCCTGTTCGATCTTGACGATCCGGGTGGTCGCGGACGTGATATGGGCATCAGGATCGTTGATGGTCCCGGAGTTATCCTGACCGTCGATGCCCCCGGCCGTGATGGCCGTGACCCACTTGTTCGTGATCTGGACCGGCTTGACCTTGAGGGCCTTCTTGGCTCCGGTCTGACCTCTTACTGGTTCTGCGAGGACCATGGTTATTCTCCGTCGAGGGTCGGTTCCAGGCCGAATTGCTCAAGGCTCGACCGTTCGCCCTTGCGCAACGGCTTGCCCGGCAGGTAATCGTATCCGAGTTGATCCAGTTGGGCCTGAGCCCAGTCGGCCAGCTTGTCCTTGGCGTCAGTTTCGAGCGCGGCCATCATGATATGAATCACCACGCTGCGCTGACCCTCCATGTGGGCCAACCTGTACGGATCGGACGACTCCATCATCGAAACGACCCAGAACTTGCCCATCAGATCGCGCAGCACACGCTTGCCCGGCTTCGTCTGGACAAATGTCTGCCGGTAGTCCGCGTTGGACAGTTCGACTATGGGTTGGTCAGACACCGGGCGGCCTCACCTGTCCGGACTGCAAGACCTTGCTGGCATCCGCCCCGGCCGAGGCGAACGATTCGGCGATCTGCCCGGCGGCCTGAAGTTCCTCGGCCTGCTGATCCTGTTCCGCCCGTTGCTGCGACTCGGCGCGGCTCCGGAGCATCTTGGGCGGGGCGTTGGAGAGCGACCAGATGGTGCGAAGGGCCTCCTCCGGGTCCAGGACGTTCTGCATCAGCCTCGGATCGGCCTGGATGAACAACTGGGCCGTGGTCAGCGCGCTGATGACGTTGTTGACCTCGCTGGCTCGCTGGCTCTGGGCCAACGGGCTCGTGTAAAGCGGCCTCAACCCCCGGCCGACGAGCCGGTCAGGGGGAGGGAGGAGGCGGCCGGTTCTGAACATCCAATTGAACACCTTGGTCACGGCCACGGTCAGGTACTCGACCTGGATGCGTGTCGTGGCCGGGCTGGCGAAGATGAGGCTCTGCATACGCCTCTGGTTGACCTCGGCGGCGGTCATGCGGGGCTGACCGTGCTGGTCGTCGGCGGTGGGCAGTTCCAGCTTGTCGAGCATGAATGCGGCCTTGATCTGCTGCCGCGCGTCCCGGAGCAATTCCATCCCGATGTCCGGCCGCGTTCCGAGGTTGATCGGCTCCGGGCGGTTCTTCCCACCCGTCCGGAGATACCAGATCGACCCCGGCTGCGTCGTGATCGGGCCCGCCATCGATCCCACCGGGACCCCGATGGGCGGCCGGATGATCTGCTCCCCGGCGATGAGGTTCATGCGGGCGAGGGCGTTGGCGACCTTGATGGCCGGGAGAACCCGCATTGCCGGGCCCCGGCCGTAGGTTTCTCCGCTGGCCTTTGTCCATCGCGGGGTCAGGTAGGGGCTCTCTTTGAACCCGCCCTGGCGGACAAACTTCGGCTTGTCCCGCCAGATGTACCGGCTCTGCCACGGCATACCCCGAAAACTCACGTCCATCGGATCGGCGTCGCTGACCAGATACACGGCATGGATGACTTCGATCTTGTCGTCCTGGCCCTGGCCGGACTGGTTGGCACGTTCTCGTGTTTCGCGGTCCCACACGTCGGGGCCGAACGTCGCGATGGCCTGGCGGGGGGTCAGGCACATCTTGCGGTACACCTCGATGATCTCGGACTGCTCGTTTTCGACCAGATAGCAGGATGAGAGCAGTTGGGCGTCGAAACGGAGCCAGCCCTTGACCACGATCGCCGTGCTGACACCTGTCCCGAAGGCGCCCAGGTCCAGGTATGTCTCGTGGCTGGAGGTGCTGAAGCCGGATTTCGGGCTGGCGAAATACAGCAGAATGCGGCTGGTGGTGTCATAAAGCCACTGGCGGGTTTCCGTGTCCAGTGACTCCATGTCAAAGTCGTCGCTGATCATGTCCAACCAGCGGATCGCCGGGTTCGAGTTCAGGCCGTGCATGGCCCCGCTGAAGTCGTCGAGGGCGTTCGGGGCGGTGGCGTCGAAGATTTCCTGATCGCGCTTGGACCCCGGCGACCACCGGGTATTGAAAGCCCGGTTGCTCAGCGCAAGGCGAGCGACCTCCTCCCAGTGCGACTCGGTCGTTAACCGCTCGCTCTGGGCCTGCTCAAAGCGTTGAAGAAGCTGACTCGGCGTTAGCGACACGTTCCAACAACTCCCTGATGTATTTCTTGAGCCTCCGGCCAGCGTTGGGCACGTCGCGGCAGCAGACGCGAAGGGCCGACCGCATCTCTCCGGGCATGGCGTACATGACGTCATGTTCCGGGCCACGCTCCTTCTGTGCATCCCGGTGCGCGGCGATCCTGTCCATCAGCGTCGACGCCTTGCAGCGGTGATGCCACTGGATGCCGAGGTCACCGCAGGTGGTCCGGAGTTGTTCCAGCTTCGCCCTTGGTGGGTCTTTGATTGCGGTAGTCATGCTCCGAGCGCCCTTTTCTGCTGTAGGGGACTTCCGATCGTACCGCCCGTCACGGTCGAGGTCCGGCCTTGCTGCTGGGCGCGACGCAAACGCTCGCGCTCCGACGCCTCCGATCGTTCGGCCGACAGATCGGGGAGAGCGGGGGTCTTGGCTTTTCCGAACAATGACGCCATGGGATGATCCTCTCAAAAAGTGATATCCCAATCGGGTTGCTGGGCAGAGGATACCGAGAAACGCTCCAGCGGATTGTAGTCGTCCTGCTGTTGGGACTGCATGGGCTGGCGGCTCTCGACCTCCGTCAATGCGAAACGCAGCATCATCAGGCCGTACCGGACGGCTGACTCTATATCGTCGAACTCAGGAACGATCTCGAAAGGCGGCTTCGATGCCCGGTGAAGCATCCGCTTCTCTTTCAGGAACTCCTCACCGGCCGCAGACCTGAACACCTTGAACCGCCCGGTGTGCATCCGCTCCAGAAGCAGGTTCGATCCGGCCGCACGCGACGTCGGTCGCTGAATGGCCTCGGCCGCCATCGTATCGACGTCCCAGTGGGCAAACTCGTCGAGGGTGTTGACGCCGTGGGCGCGGTATTGCTCGGCCAGCGCGATCCCGCTGCCGCCCTTGTCACGCTGGAGCCCGTCCTGCGGCCAGGCGACCGGGATCCACGAGCCACGGGCCTTGATGGCGGCAGCGTGGTAAAGCGGGACCTCGTCGGCTTTCTTGTAGCAGTCGTAGAGGTAGAGGATGTCGGTTTCCGAGTCCAGCGCCAGCCAGGCCGCCGCAGCCGGGTGTCCCATCCCGAAGTCGATCCCGCAGATACGTCTCCAGTGGCGCGGCAGCGGAATCGGCTCGATCAGCAACTCGTCGTCGGAGATCGGATACACGGCACCGGCGCCCATCATGGGCACGCCCTTTGTACGGGCGTCCCGCTCATGCGGTGGATAGGCTTCCAGCAGTTCCTTCTTGGCTGTTTCGTCGAGGTGCGGGGCGTCGTCCCATGTCGCCGTCGTCCACCACGTACCCGACGACGTGCCGTCCATGAAGTACCGGATGATCGTCGAGTGTCCGAACAGCGGCGTCCGGCTGAACAGGAACGACCCGCGCCGGTCGATAAGCCGCGTCATGGCCTCGGAGAAAATCTTGTCGTCCTCCGGTTCCTCGTCGAACCAGACGATGTCGGCCTCGAACCCCTGGAACTTCAGCGGGCCCTGCTCATAGCTCTTGAACATGAGTTTCGACCAGAGCCCGGACACGTGTCTGATGCGGACGGTGTCGACGACGTTGGTCACGCCGCACTGGCGATAGTGGCACTCTCCAATGTGCGTCCACGGGATCCAGCCGGTGCCTTCGGGCCTGCGCCGACCCTGCACCTCGCTGATCTCGCCGAGAAGCTGGTACTGGGCGACGTTGCGGGTTTCTTCGTTGGTGATGCCGCTGACGCACGCGATGATGGGCTTCTCGTGGCGATGGCCCTCCCACCAGTCCGGATACCAGCCGGTCAGGTGCGCAGCGACCTCGGCTGCGATGGTCCGCGTCTTGCCGGTCCGGTTGCCCGCGATGATCGCACGGTTTTTCTTCCGTGCGCCCGCGTTGTGAAAGTTCTGTTGCCACACGTACGGCCCGCCCACGCAGCCCGCAGCGTCCGTGCCACGGTACTGCGTGTGCAGCAGATATTTGCGCTCGCTCTCTTTAGCGCGGCTGACAAGCTGCTGGATGTGCGGAGGAATGTCGGTCATAGTTCGGCGTCGAGTCTTATGTCGGCGAGGACGTTGGCCGGTTCGAGGAAACTGCCGAACCCGTCCGTTCCTGCCGCGTGCGTCCCAAGCATTGAGATGGAGTTGCGCGACGCCTGGACAAGTGTCAGGCCGCTCAGCACGTTCACCGCCGCCGCCGCATGGGATTGGAAGTGCGTGACGTCGTTGACGCTGAACGTCGGATCGACCCGCATTTCCTGGAGCAGTTGCAGACCGAAGTGGCTGGTGGTGTTGAGGTCTGCGATGAATCCCGGACAGATAAAGTCGCCCACCGCACCCGGTTTGATGGACTGGTAATACCGGCGGCAGAGTGCGAGTTCTTCCGAAATGGGACGATGCTCGTACGGGCGGGCGCGTGGCCCGACGGTCAACTGTATGTCGGTGATCGCAAAGTCGGACGAGGCCAACTCGGCCAGGGTGTAGAACAGGAAGCCGAGATTTTCGATGCCAGCTTCGT